CCCCCGTAGCCGCGGTACGCATAGTCCCAGTTCAAAGCGCCGGAGGAATAGACGAGGCGGACGCCGCAAGAGTCGGACGCGTCGCACGTCCACGGGGTCAGGTTCCAGCACCACACGTCCACGGGCGGGGTGATGTCCCGATACTTCCGGCACAGCGCGTCGGACCGCAAGGCGATCTTGTCCACGGCGGTTCCGTAATCGGTCATTCCGTCGTCGGCGGTCAGGTCGCTTTCCCAATCGAGGAACGCGGCCCGGTCTGCGCCCTCCGCAACCAGCGCGTCAAGAAACGCCCCGTTCAGTTCCCGGCGCAAAGAGGATTTCCGCCAGTCGTTGCAGTTCTCTTCATCGAATGCCCGGAGAAAAACAGGCTCCGCGGCCAGACAGAGGGTTCCCGCTCCGATGTCCTCGAATTTGACCCACTCTACGCCGCCATACAGAAAGCGCGCGCCCTGCGCCAGTTCAGAAAGTTTCTTCATCGTCGTTGTCCTCCTTTTGAAATTCCTGTTTGATGTCCCTGAACCAATCCCGCACCGTCACGGAAGCTATGTAAAAGAAAACGGGGAGGAAGAGGGCGAAAACCTCGCCGCCGATTGCCTTATATCCCCGCTCCGCGAGGGCATAGGCCGCGCCCGCTCGAAACAGCAGGATTCCGGCCACGGTTAGGGCCGCGTACTTCGCCACGTTCAGCCAGAACGCCCGGCGCGCCTTTCTCTGCCTGCTCTTTCTGCCCCGCCGCCGCGGGCGGGCTTGTCCCGCTCCAACCGTGATTGTGATAATCTCTTGTGTCATTGTGGGTCCTCCTTCGCCAGTTCGATTCTCTCCGGTGATACGATCACGACAGAATGGTTGTTCCAGTCCTTTAGTTCGGCCTGCACCCGCAAGCCGCGCCCGGTGTGGTTCTTCCGGTAGATCAAGGCCGAAATCCGCTGATATGTAATCCCGCAGTAAACCACGGGGCATTCCTCCATGAATGCGGCCTTTACTTCTTCATGGGTCATTTCACGTTGCCTTTCCTGGAAATCTCATATTCGGCCCCATAACGGCGGCGCTTGCACCGCCAGCAGGTAATTTTCATGTTCTTCCCGCCTCCGACGCGGGTTATTTCGTGCTTCCCGGCCTTTTTCAGTTCGAGGAAGCAGGGCAAACAGAATTTGCGCTTCACAGTTTCACCCCCTCCGGCTCCGTCGAAAGTCACCTGCGTTCGGGCAGGTTTTCCAATGAGGTGCAAAGGCAACCGGAAGTTCTGGCCGCTCTTCCTCCGGGCGCGCAATCCGCCCAGCAATTACAGCGCCGTCATCCAAAACGAAACGGTCGCGCCCTTCGCCCTCGATCACGAATACAGGTTCATGGTCAACGGGCATATTCCGTCCCGCCGTGGTCTTTATCCATTCGATTTGTGCGCCACAACCGCGGCAAATGCTCATGTTTCCGCCTCCCGCTCGATCACTTCGCAATCTTCGGCGCGGATTCCCAGCGAATTCCCGCCGTGGTGGATGAAATAGACCTTTTCGTTACGGACCCCGTATGAGATTCCGCAAACATCAAAAACTCGCCCCGCGTCCACCAGCGGAATTCCCGTGTCGCGGGTGATTCTGATTTTCACGCCGTCACCCTCTTTCCCAAATCCGCTTGACTTCTTCGCAACAGTAGTCCGCGCCGTTTGTCAGCACCCAGTCTTTCAGGTCGTCCCGCTGTGTGCGCTTGCAATGCCGTTCCAGCGCGTCGAAATCGTCTTGCAGGGTGTCCGGGTTCAGGAATTTCAGATTTTGCCCCGTGCCGAACGCCAGTTCAGCCGAAACCACAATGCACCCCGTCCCGTCGTAGGTATCCGGGTGAATCCGAACGAACAGGTTCCCCAGCTTCATTTTGAAGTAGCCGGGCATTGCAACTTCTTCTTTTTCAAGGCCCTTTGCGGTCCCGAATTCCTGCACCGCAACCGCGCGGGCGGTTTTCAAGGTCAGCTTCACGCCGCCGGGGTATTCCTTTTTCATGGTCATTCCGCCTCCCGCTCGAATCGGATTTTCATTTGTGCGGGGTATAGGTCAACCGTTGGCCGTCGTCTCCCGGTCCACCGCAACCCCCCGGCTTGTCCTACACACTTCCAGCCCGCGGCCCGCAGACTGGCCCCGTTTTCGCTTTCCAGAATGTAAGTCACCAGCCGTTTATATCCCATAGCGCGGGCGGCTCTCCATGCGGCGGCATATAGCATTGAACAGGCATTGCGGGTCCCATCCGTGCATAACCTGTTTACTTCCAGCGTCCACCCGTCGTCCAAATGACGGGCCACAGGTCGCCCCACAATGGCAACTCCCACAATCTTTTCACCATCGGAAAGCCCGATGGAAAACTTGTGGCCCACGGTCGGCCCGTGGTGTCTGTGGTTCTGTTCGACGAACGCGTTTGCCTCTTTTAGCGTGATCGGCACAACTTCCAGCATTAGACCGCCTCCGCCGCCACAGCTTCAAGGCCCAACCACCAGCCCGGACTATTCCGTTTGTCCTCATAGGGGCAAGGGCTTCCGTCGTCACAACTGACTTTCCCGCACCCGGCGCAATAGTTCCGCTGGAATTCTTCGTCCCACGGCCCTTCCAAGATCGGCAAGTCCCGCAAGAACGCGGCCAGCGTCTCCGGGTTTTTGGTGATCGCTTCAAAATTAGTCACCGCGCAAACCTCCTTGTAAATTTCCCGCCGCGGGCTTCCCCCGCCGTTTGAAACTCTCCTGAACCCGCTGTTGCGCAAGAACGGGGCTATATGCCCGCCGTTGGTTGCGGTCCAGCCCTCCGGTTTCCCCGCGCTTCAACTCGCGGTACACCGTCGCCGCTGTCACGCCCAGCCCGTCGGCTATGTCGGCCACGCGGTCCCCGTTCAGGTAGCGGGTCGAAATCTGCTTCCGGTCCTGAAAGGTTATATATCTGTACTGCCGCACCACGTTTCACCCCCGTTTCTCTTGCATTTCACGGCTTTTCGTGATATAAAAAAATAAATGCGATAGAACTTGCACCCGTCGTTCGACGTGGTGTTTGTTCTTTCGCATTTAATATTACAAGGCGCGGAGATCCCGCAGGCGACGAAATTCCCTGGACAAGCGATGAAAAACATGGTAAACTAAACCGTTAGCGGCGGAAGCGCCGCCAAACCAAAGAAAGACGGTTCAGACGTTTATGAAGATCGTTTTGGTCATCGACCAGTTTGACGACGCGAACAACGGCACCACCATCAGCGCACGGCGTTTTGCCCAGGCGCTGAAGAACCACGGCAACGAGGTGCGGGTCATCGCCACCGGCAAGCCCGCGGACTACAAGTACGCCGTGCGGCAGATGAGGTTCTTTCCAGTGGTGGAGCATCTCATCACCAGCCAGGGGATGCGGCTGGCCATCCCCAACCGCCATGTGTTTGAAAAGGCGGCGGCCTGGGCGGACGTGGTGCATTTCATGATGCCGTCGCCCCTGGGCATCATGGGCCTGAAGCATGTGGAAAAGCTGGGCATCCCTCACACGGCGGCCTTCCACTGCCAGCCGGAGAACATCACCTTCACCCTGCACATGGGCAACAGCAGGCGCGTCAACGACTTTGTATACAACCGCTTCCGGGATACGTTCTTCAACCGGTTCACCCACATCCACTGCCCCAGCAATATGATTGCGAACCAGCTCCGCCAACACGGCTACACCGCCCGGCTCCACGTGATCTCCAACGGCATCAGCCCGGAGTACATCTACGGCAAGCGGGAAAAGGAACCCTGGATGCAGGGCCTCTTCAATGTGCTGATGGTGGGCCGCTACGCCGGGGAAAAGCGTCAGGATGAGCTGATCGACGCCTGCGCCAAGTCCCGCCACGCCCGGGAGATCCAGGTGATCCTGGCGGGAAAGGGTCCGCTGGAGAAAAAATACCGCCGTCTGGCGGAGAAGCTCCCCAATCCCATCGTCATGGAGTTCTATGAGCCTGCCCGCCTGCTGGAGATCCTCCACATGGCGGATCTGTACGTCCACACCTCCGACGCGGAGATCGAGGCTATGAGCTGTATGGAGGCATTTGCCTGCGGCTTGGTGCCGGTGATCGCCGATTCCCCCCGGTCCGCCACGCCCCAGTTCGCCCTGGATGAGCGGAGCCTGTTCCCGGCCGGGGACACAGACGCGCTGGCCCAGCGGATCGACTGGTGGATCGAGCACCCGGAGGAGCGGCAGGCAATGGAGCGCCGCTATGCCGAACACGCCAGACAGTACTCTCTGGAGGAGTCCATCCGCCAGACGGAGGAGATGTTCCGTCAGGCCATTGCGGAGCAGCGGGGGGCGAAAGCCTAAGCGCCCGGAAAACCGAACACGCAGAAGAACCAAAGGGACGGCAGCGAAATCGCTGCCGTCCCTTTTGCGCCGCCGCGGGGCTGCTCACTCCGCGTCTGTCAGCCGCTGGACGGCCTCCTTCATGGTGGACACGAAAAAGAAGTCTTTGCCATGATTGGACTCGCGGATAAAGTCCCGCAGCGGCTTGCTGGCGTAGTGGGAGTAGTCGCCGTAAATGGCGGCCTTGAACCGGTAGTTCATCAGCTTCTGCAGGATGTCTCCCGCCACGCCGGTGCTGAGAATGAAAAAGTCGCTGCACACCAGGCGCTTGTCGATGGCCAGCCTGGACGCGCCGGTCTCATACCGGACGGACATGGCCAGGTCCAGGGCCGCACCCGCGTCCGTGATCTGCACCTTCCCGCCGGAGAGCACTGCGATGGCGCCCCGCGGGGCTTGTATGGTTTCGATATTCATCAAAATCCTCCTGACAGGGGCGGGAGGCCCGGAGGCTGCCGGAAGACCGGCTCCCGGTCAGGGAGCCCAGCGGAACTGCGCGGTCCCCGCCCCGATTTCAAAATGGTATTTGGCAATGCCCAGGTCCACCTTGGTGTAAAAGCCGGTTCCGGCTTTCGCGGCCACGCTGCCGCCTTGAAGCGTGAAGGTAAATTTCTGCTGGTTCATGGCTGTGGGCGCCAGCAGCGCCGCCCGCACGCCCCGCTGGAACCAGTCCGGCACAGGGGAATCCGCCTTGGACACCTCTTCCGGCTGCTTGACCGGGTGTCCGGCGCCCTGGGTGGTGCCGTGGCCCACCGCGATCACCAGGCAGAGCTTCTCGCCCGGGGCGATCTGAAAGGCGGTCTTGACCTTGCTGTACGT